TCACATCAGGCACAACAACAGTCTTATCTGCTGGAGCAACAGCAGCATCTCCAACCCTTGCACAATACAAATCAGCAGCCTGCATCAAGACTGCTACTGATACTTGGTATGTCGTGGGTGCGATTGCATAATGCTAAATACTATTTCAGGGCTGTTAAGTGGTGGTGCGGTTGCCACCGATTATGAGTCTATTTCGACTGTAACTGTTGGCTCAGGCGGCGCAGCCACAGTTACTTTTAGTTCCATTCCTAGCACATATTCTCATTTACAATTAAGAGGATTCTTACAGCCAGCATCAAGTGGAACAAAATATATTAAAGGAACTTTTAATTCAGATACAGGTACTAACTATTCGTGGCACGAATTAGGTGGTAATGGTTCAGTTACTCTTACTGGTGCTGGAGCGACACAAGCATTTATGGTGGTAGCAGATGGCTTTACAAACACCAATAGTGCCTTTGGTTCGGTTGTAGCAGATATTTTAGATTATGCAGATACAAACAAATACAAAACATTAAGAGGATTGGGTGGCTGTGATAATAACGGTTCGGGCGTTCTTTATCTAACTTCTTCTTCTTGGCGTTCCACATCTGCGGTAAATAGTTTATCTCTAGCATTAGATGCTGGAAACTTTGCTCAATACTCATCCTTCGCTCTGTATGGGATTAAATAATGGCTACTACATATACACCTATTGCTACCACTACTTTGGGCAGCGCAGCAGCAACAGTTACTTTCTCATCTATTCCTAGTACATATACTGACTTATTGTTAATTTCTACATCAGGACTGACAACAGCAACTGGGGATAGTACATTTACTTTTAACACAGATACTGCATCAAATTATTCATTTACCACTTTACACGGATCGGGCTCAGCAGCGGGATCTATTAGGTCAGCCAATCGTGGAAATATATCTATTTATGAAAGCCCTACAACTGTGTTAGGGGCAACTACATCAAGTCTTAATATATTTAATTATGCAAATGCAACAACCTACAAAACAACAGTATCAAGAGGAACAAGTGCAGGTGCAATTACATCGGCTGTTGTTGGATTATGGCGTTCTACTGCTGCAATAAATCAAATTGTTATTGCAAATAATGGCAGCACTACTTTCATTACAGGCTCAACCTTCACCCTCTACGGAATAAAGGCGGCATAATGGCTGATACATTTGTTAAAATTGCTACTGTAACTGTTGGTTCTGGTGGGGCTGCGTCTATGGACTTTACTTCTATTCCTGCTACCTATACAGACCTGTGCTTGAAAATCTCATCTAGAAATACTGCAAATAACAACTATGGAACAATAACTTTTAATAGTTCATCAAGCAGTTTTACTCGTAGAATACTTTATGGCACAGGTTCTAGCGTTGCATCCGAAACACCTAACAGCGCAGAAAGCCTAACTATTACCCCAAGTGGAGCAACAGCATCTACTTTTGGTAATTATGAAATGTATTTACCTAATTACGCAGGAAGTAATAACAAGTCTTTTAGCGTAGATGCAGTTACCGAAAACAATGGCGCAGTTGCTTATGCAATGTTTCACGCTGGATTATGGTCAAACAGTGCTGCTATTACTTCTTTCAGTATTACAGCAGCAGGTGGCAACCTTGCTCAATACTCAACAGCAACTCTTTACGGCATCAAAAACTCATAAGGAGAAATAACATGGCAGATACAAAAATCATCGTGAACTGTGAAACAGGCGAGGTTCAAGAACTTGAACTCACAGCACAAGAGGTAGCACAACGTGAAGCAGATGCAGTTGCATACGCTGCACAGAAGGCGCAAGAGGATGCAGATGCACAGGCTAAGGCAGATGCTAAAGCTGCTATTGCTGATCGTTTAGGACTCACAGCTGATGACTTGGCAACACTTCTAGGATAATGAAACCCCTACTGTGCAAGGCTGGTCAGCAACTTCGAGAACAAATCGATGATGCGTTTCCAGATAGAGATAGAAAGTCCGATGGTTGGATAGGCGATGCCGCACACTCCAATCGTAAGAGTGACCACAATCCCGATCCGTCTAACGGAATCGTCAGGGCTATTGATGTGGATAAGGACTTCGACTCACGCCCCAGCACAGGTGCTTATCTTGCCGACCAAATACGCCTATGTGCCAAGAAGGACAAACGAATCTCATATGTCATCTTCGCAGGTCGAATTGCCTCATCTAAGTCATTTTGGCGTTGGCGTTCTTACTCTGGGGTTAATCGCCACGATCATCACATTCATATCAGCTTTACCAAAAAGGGTGACAAAGATTCTTCGTTCTTCCAAATCCCAATGCTAGGAGCAAACACATGAACATGAAAAACCCTCTCGTCCTAACTGCTGGTGCATTTCTCTCAGCTTGGGCTGCAAGCAACTTCGATGTCGATTACCGCGCAATTCTATGGGCGGTGTTAGCAGGCGTATTCGGATATGCCACACCTAAAAAGTAATGACAGCCCAAGACTGGGCGGCTGTTGTAACTGTTGCTCTGACCGTTATTGGTTCATTTATTGGTGCTGTGAAATGGTTAGTAAAGCATTACCTAAACGAACTAAAACCAAATAGCGGCTCATCGATGCGCGACCAAATAACTGCATTAGAAGCGCGTGTTGAAACGATTATTCGTATCCTAGAGAGGTAACAATTATCTCATGGCAAGAAAAGCAACTAAGAAGCTAACGGATGAAGGTTATTCCAAGTTAGATGCGTGGGCTATTGGCGTACATGAAATGTATCGCTCATTACGCAGAGCAGGCTTCCCAGTTGATCAGGCACTTGCCATTATCGTGGAGAAGAATGCTTATCCTGAATGGATTCTCCCGAACCCAATCAACCCTAATATCCCAGAGCCAGACTGGTATGACGATGAGGATGAATGAAGCGAACCGTAGTAGTTCCGGACTTACAAGTTCCCTATCACGATGCAGTAGCTGTTAAAAATGTTGCAAGTTTTATTAAGGCGTTTCGCCCCGATTCTGTCGTTACTCTCGGAGATGAAATCGATCTCCCACAAATATCACGATGGACAGAGAACACTCCAGGATGGTACGAGCAAACACTAGCTGCTGACAGAGACGAGACAGTCGAAGTTCTCTGGTCATTAGTTGAGCATTCTAAAGAAGCTCACATGATCCGTAGCAATCACACAGACCGTCTCTACAATGTCACGATGAAGAAGATTCCTGCATTCTTAGCATTGCCTGAATTGCGCTTTGAGAAGTTTATGAAGCTCGATGAACTGGGCATTACCTATCACAAAAAGCCTTACGCCATTGCTAGGGGCATTGTGGCAGTTCATGGCGATGAGCAGAGCGTAAAGCCTACACCTGGCTTAACAGCCTTAGAAGCGGCTCGTAGGCACGGTATTAGCGTTATCTGTGGTCACACCCATAGAGCAGGTCAATCGGCCTTCACAGAGGCTTCTGGCGGGCGTATAGGGCGCATTCTGAGGGGCTGGGAAGCAGGGCATCTAATGGATGTCAGGCAGGCTCATTACACTAAAGGCACAATGAACTGGCAGCAGGCGTTTATCATCATTGAGGAAATAGGCACAAATGTGCAGGTCAGCATCATTAACCTAGAAAAGGACGGTACTTTCGTTGTGTCAGGTAAGAGATACGGGCGCGCTCGGTAACGACATATCTAGAGACATCGATGACCATATGGATGACTCAGAATTGTTACCGTTTCGTTATCAAAATCTACTGAATAAATCCCACTAGCTGTGCAACACTCTTCCTGTTCCCGAAATACGGGGCAAGAAAGGGCAAAATGATTATCAATTCATTAACGATTCTGATGATTGCAGGTGTTGGCTTAATCTCTTACTTCTCCTTTAGATTAGGTCAAGAGGTTGGATACGATCAAGGGCTGGTAGATGGTCGCACAGCCGTCCGAAAGTATTACGAGCAGGTGGGTCGATGAAAGCAACTGAGGCGTTAATCAATGCAATCGACATTATGCAAGATCGTGGCAAGGTCTACGGTCATCCGAAAATCAATCAAGGTCGCATCGCTGCGAGGTTATCCTGTTTACTTGATTACCCAATCACAGACGCACAAGCTGCTCTTGCAATGGTCGAAGTCAAACTCGCCAGAATCACAGAAACCCCAGGACACACAGATTCTTACATTGATGCAATAGCCTATTTGGCAATAGCAATTCAATTACAAACAGAGGCGGATGAACTTTATGTTTAACCTAGAAGATTACGAGACAGTAGAAGTAAGGCTGGAGAAGTTCATCAAGGACTTTCCAGATTTCAGAGTCGAGACAGAGTTAGTGAGTTTCCAAAATGACCGATACATTGTTAAAGCATGGATTTATCGTACTTTCGCTGATAGCACGCCGTTCTCCAGCGGACTCGCTGAGGAGACGATTAGCAGTCGAGGCGTTAATGCAACTAGCGCATTGGAAAACTGCGAGACTAGCGCGATCGGCAGAGCGCTTGCGAATGCTGGTTATGCAAGCAAGGGTAAGCGACCAAGCAAAGAGGAAATGGTTAAGGTCGCGAGAACAAAGCTCTCAGAGCCAAAGCAAGAGTATATCCCTGTCGTAAATGAATCTGATCCATGGACTGTTAAAACAGTCGCAGCACCAACGACATCAGCTGAAGCAGTCGCTGTTGTGAAGGACATTATAGGCGGCACAACCGACAAGGATGTTCCTCGTTGTCCTCATGGTGAAATGCATTGGGCGCATGGAATGACAAAGGCTAACAAGCCATGGGGTCATTTTAAGTGCATGGCAGCAGCTACTGGTGAGATGAATCGATGCCCTAAAGGCGAAGATGTTATTTGGTATGAGATAAGTCCAGAAGGCAACTGGAGACCACAGAAGGCAAGGGCATAACTATG